GTAAAAAATCTCCTCTCTTTTCACGATGGCTCAAGAAGTTAAGAGAAAGTTCACTAGAACAGTGTGCATCTATGATCCACAAAATCGCACATTCTGTGGTCGAAGTGCCGCGATGGTGTGTAACAGTTATTATACAATTAAAATGGGTAGAACGACGCAGTGTGGAGTGTCGCCGGTGCCCGTACCAAAGTCATATGTGCTAGAGATACCGGATGTTGGCTCTTATCGCATCTTAGATGGGCAGGATTCAATCAGTGTCATCGTTACTGAGACGGGCGTCGAGGCAACGTCTGAGAGGTGGGAAGAGTGGAAATTCGAAGGCGTTAATTGCGTTCCGATGGTTGTTCAAACGGAGATTGGGAAAGGCCTGATTGACATGGAGATCAAGTTTAGTAAGGGAATGGGGCTCGTTAAACCTTATGTAAAGAATGAGGTTAGCAGAACTGAGATCCCACGGCTACCGGGTGCTTCAGTCATTGATACACCGATACGCGATTACCGTCAACTTTTGAAGGATCAGAGAGATGAAAGAAGGGCGGCGCTCGATGCGATCGCATGCGACATATGTCCCACTCTATCAAGAATGCTAGGGGCGAATATTACAGACGGATCGCCACAAGTCGAAGAAGTCGCAACACGGCCAACACAACCTCCAGCTCAGCTGAAGCTGGATGTGCCTAACTGGGACCAACCGACTGATTCAGATGATGAGGATGAGGAATCCAAGCGCGTGACAACGCAAAGTAATGCTGATACTGAGGAACAAGTGACTTTCGAAGATTGCATTACCGATCAATACTTTTCGAAAACGGGTGAATTCGCGAAGAAGTATCCTGAAATGTTAGCGGGACTTTCCGCGAAGATGCCGAGTGAAACAGGTAGGTTTACAAAAATATTGACGACGAGGAAGGCTCAATGGAATAACGTTCCTCTTTTCGAATTAGATCCAAACGGGTTTACATATCATTTTAGTAAGCTGGGTAATTCGACGAGGATCTTCTGTGTCCAACGTGATTTGAGCTACATGGTTTTACCCGCAGGGCAAGGCCTGAAGTAGCGGTGCATGTAGCCGGGAGAGGTACAACTTAC